TATTTTTAACGAACATCTCATACTGCTGACTTGGATAATCAATATCTGGAACCGTTATATTTTCATTTGGTGCAAGATACCGAAATGTACCTGGCTCAAAGTTTTGTACTCGTTGATTAGCTTCTACTTCATCTCCAATTAACTCTCCCTCATTATTCGTCACAAAACCCATAATACTTGCACCAGCCCTTGCACGAATTACGGCTGCTTCTTCATAGCCCTGTAACTGGTGCATATCTGCCATAACACTATGGAACCAAGGCACACCCCTGTTCTGACCTGGCCTTTCGGGTAAATAAAGATGGATGATGTCAGACGCAGGTAAGAAAATATGTTTCATATTCTCTGTAACTGACGAGATGTAAATTGCATCACCTGGATGCTTCGTCAAAATCGCATATCTAACGGCTCTTCCCCATTCATTTACTTCAACTCCATTTCGCCATTCATTATTCTTACTCAACGTCTTACCGTCATACTCCTCATCCAACAAATCACTCTCGATCATCTGTAATGACAATGGCACTACAGAATTACCTAAAGGTTTTCTGATAATCCTAAAGATTGCCTCTCCCGATTCGGGTAATGCACCAGCAGCTAACCATTCAAGTTGTTGAAAATTATATTTACCAGCAGCATCACAGTTCTCTGCCCTACACCAATCCTTCCATCTCGACTCAATCATTGAATTAATCTTTCTATCTTTTCTATTTCCCCTTAACTGAGTGACATCTGACTGGAACTTCATCCCAGTTCCAACTGTATTAATCTGTGTAGTCCTTTTTGCCTGCTTGGCATAAGGATTATTTCTAACTAATTCTCTTGACCTATCTCGTAACTTTCTCAGACTCGTTTTAATCTCAGCATCAGCACTACTTTGACTACTCATCCAGTCAGAAGTAAGCCTTGAAATCAACGCTCCTTGATACGTCCTAACTGGTCTTTTAGGTTTAACAATGTCTGAAACAGCAGATTGCTTGAAGCCATCTCCAGAAGTCCAGAATCCTTTCCACGCATTAATGACTCCCATTGTTAAGCTCCGAAACGAACGTGAACAGCTCTAGGGTTGCCAAGACCATTAGCAATTTTCTCGGCAGACTGTTCTCTTACTAATTCTGCCTTTAATGCTGCTTTTAGCACTAAAAGTTCGCTTAAATCATACTTTTTAGCTGTTCTATTTCCTATTTTGTATTCTTGAACAACACCATTGTTTAATAACGCCCTAATTGCAGACTCTACTAAATCCAAATCTTTATTTACTTGGCTCCTTCCGTCGAAAGCTGTAGGTGTCCCTGAGTAACTTAACGCTGCTAATACTTCAAAACGACCTGTCGCTATTGTTTGTTTTTCTGCTCCAGACTTATTTGCAACAGCTTGAAAATACCAATCGCCAGCATCAAAATTAGCAGTTGTTGCAGAAGCAATTGTAAATTGCCATCCATCTGTATAAACCGTACTCGTGACAGTGGCTCCTTCAGAAGCAGTATTGGTTCTTAAGTAATAAGTAACAGACCAATCGGGACTGCTAATAGGCTCACCAAAGACATCAATAGTAGAGTTGTCTCTCCACTGAACAATGTCTCCTGCTCTAATTTGTTTAGGAATAGTCACTTTTAATCACCAATTACCGACAAAATTTTGCCGATTAGAAGATTTATTTCCTTTTGATCTTAGCGGAACCTCCTGCTTAGGCTTCTCTGGGTTACGTCTTTTTTCCAATTGATCCCATATTGTTCGTCGATCATATCTTTGCTGAAACCTCAAAAACGCTGCCCACGCATAAACAGCTTCATCTAAAGCTTCGTTTCTTGCTGAACTTTTTTTCACCCAAATTCTTTCTTGATAACCATTTTTATATCGTAATACCTGTCTTTCAGCAGTTAATTCTTCAAAATAATCTTGCGTAATCGTTGGAAAAAAGTGAATATACCCTTCACCTACTTCTGCATCTCTCAATTTATTATGCAAAGTTGTTTTTATAACATCAGTTCCCAGAGGAAACAATTTCACACCTCTTTTTAATGCCTTTCCAGAAAAAGTTATATCTTGCGTTGTTGGTTTACCTAACGGCGGTTTACCTTTTTGACTTGCACCCTTAATACCAATCAACCCTAACTGGGATCTTTCCCTGACGTACTGGTAAACCTCCTGAGTAAAGTGACCTCCAGTATCTATTGCTGAACTTTCGATTTTTAAATCATATCCATCTTTCGATTTATAGGTACTCATCAAAACTTCATCCATCTGCTTCCACAAATCTGCTCTTGCTGGAGATCCGTAAATAACTTTTCTATCTACAAGGAACATTTCTTCATTTCTACCTATACCCCAAACACTCATAGATAAGCGATCATCTTGTACATCACATCCCATACATAGAACCAATGCTTCCTCTGGTGGGGCTCCTCTTTCATATTTGGCTTCCGCAGCACGTTCCATTAAAGATTCTGCTCCTACCTTCGACGCATATTCGTCTTCCCACGTTTCTCCTAATGTTGTATTAATCCATGTCTTTAACTGCTCTGGATCTTGTTTACTTTCTAAAAACTCTTCAACTAAATTTGACCAACTTGCATTTGGTGAATAGGAATAAGCGGCCCAAATATGAAATCCAACATGCTTACCATTACCAGGATAAGTCGATCTCCACTCACCTCGTTCAATCATCCACCTTTTCTTTTTATGTGGAATTAAAACACCACATTCTTCACATGCATAAGAAGCAGTATCAGGATCATCATTCTGCCAACGCATATTAGGCCATTTTAAATACTGCATATGACCGCATTCTGGACATGGGACGTAGTAACGCTTTTGGTCTGTCTGATTAAATAATTTCTCTATCCTGCTGAAATCTTTAATCGTTGGCGTACTTCCAGCAACTATCTTTCTATTCCAAAAATATTCCGTCCTCTTAATACCAAGCTTAATTTGATCTCCTTCACTACCAGCAGAAGGTGGATAACCATCCGTTTCATCGAACAGGACTATCCTTCTACTTACCCTCCTGAAGCCTGTGGCTGAGTTAGCTCCAACCAAAGATAATGTCCCACCAGGATATTGCTTCTGAAGTAACGTGTTAGTTGAATCTTTTGATTTTGCATCACTTACTAAACCTTGTAAACAATTAGTGTCACGAAGCATTGGTGCGACTTCTTCCTTGCTGTAACCAGTTGCATCCTGTATGGTTGGTTGCACTACCATTATGGAGCAGGGGTCTTGGTGAATATGGTAAGCAATAATATGATTTAAGATCTTAGAATAGCCAACCCTAGCTGACTTCATTACCGTAACTTGTTCAATATTAGGATTAGTAATTGCGTCCATTATGCCCTTCTGGTAGGGGAGTGTGCGCCATCTTCCACCTTCTGCCGAAGATTCTGCACTTAAATAAGCATATTCATCTGCCCACTCACTAAGAGTTAACTTCTTAGGTGGCTTGAACGCTGCAAATGCTTTCTTTTCTAATTTAATAATTGCGCTCATTGAATTTGCCAATCATGAAACATCTCTGTTTGTTTTGTTGGAAAAGGAGTAAGAGCTAAAACCCACTTAATTTTTGCCAACTTCTCTTTTGAATAAAAAGGTTGTTCTTTGTACCATGTTTCCATATCTTTAGTGCGCTTATCTTTATTACATGAAGCACAAGCAGGAACAATATTAGCCAAACAATGTGGCCCTCCTTTGGAATGACAAATTACATGTTCTTGTTGAATATCTGAACCTTTATAACTTCCACAATAAGCGCAACAATTATTAAACAAAGCAAATCTATTAATCAATTGTTGAGTTGATATTTTTTCTGCATAATTCCCCCTTTCTAAAGCCTTACGACGTTGACGCTTCTCTTTGTGCATAGTTTTATTCCTGAAAGATGTTGCATAAATGTGATTTGTTTTTCTTCTTATTTTTTCGTTTATTTCTTCTTTCCCTTCAGGCGTTGCAGATTGTTCTTTCCAATATCTTTTCTGTTCCGCTTCTACAAGATCTAATACTGTTGGGATTTTTTTAGCTCTTCTACGAACACCCCACATCGCCATATTTTCTCTTAGTTCGCAACCTTGTTCTCTTCTTTTCTTTCTTTTATATTCGATTATATTTTCTCTATACACTGGATCAAGCATGTTTAAACGATGTCTTTCTTTGTTTTTCTGTGAAATATCTTCTTTATTTTTTTTATAATAATTTTTTTTCTCTTCTTTATGACTTAAATAATGTT